TTTAATAAACGATTTATAAACTTTTTAATTTTATTTACCAACTTTATTTATATTAACTAATTAAAATGGGTGGAGGTCTTATGCAACTTGTCGCTTATGGTGCCCAAGATATTTATCTTACTGGTAACCCTCAAATTACCTTCTTTAAGGTGGTTTACCGTCGTCACACTAACTTCGCTGTAGAATCCATTGAACAAACCTTCAATGGTACTGCTGATTTTGGTAAACGTGTCACTGCCACCATCTCTCGTAATGGTGATTTAATTCAACAAATGTACCTTGAAGTTGTTACCCCCGCTATGGGTGGTACAGCTAGCACTTTAACTTATGGTTTTGGTAATGCTCTTGTTAAACAAGCCGAAATTGAAATTGGTGGTCAACTCATTGACCGTCAATATGGTGACTGGATGAATATCTGGACTGAACTCACTACACCTGAAGGTAAACGTGCTGGTTATGATGATATGGTTGGTAATAAAGCAACTGGAACATCTCAAAGTGGTTCAATTTTGTGCGAAACTGTTAAAAGTCGTTTTTATATTCCTCTTCAATTCTGGTTTAACCGTAATCCTGGTCTTGCTCTTCCCCTTATTGCTCTTCAATACCATGAAGTCAAACTTAATCTCGAACTTCGCCCAGCTAGCGAATTAACTAATGTTATTGCTGCTGTCGCAACATCTGGTCTTACTTGCAAACTCTATGTTGACTATATCTATCTTGATACTGATGAACGTCGCCGTTTTGCCCAAGTTAGCCACGAATACCTTATTGAACAAGTTCAATTTACTGGTTCTGAATCTATTACCGCTGATGCAACCACCAAAAACGTCACTCTTAATTTTAACCACCCTGTTAAAGAACTTGTTTGGGTTCACAGCACTACTTCTAATGTCACTTCTAACGCAACTATCGGTAACAGATGGTTTAACTATTCTGGTGCCACTTCCAGTTCCAATAATGTTGATTCTTTCACCTCTGCTCTTCTTCAACTTAACGGTCATGATAGATTCTCTGTTCGTTATGCCGATTATTTCCGCAAAGTTCAAAACTATGAACACCACTGCCGTGTTCCCCGTGTTGGTACTGAATTAGATAGTGATAATGCTCGTCAACAATATATTTACACTTACTCATTTGCTCTTTCTCCCGAAGAACACCAACCCAGTGGAACCTGCAACTTTTCTCGCATTGACAATGCTGTTCTTCAACTTAAATACGGTGCCGACTCTACATTCAATGCACAAGTCTCTGCAATGAACCTTAACGTCTATGCAGTTAACTACAACGTTCTCCGCATTATGAGTGGTATGGGTGGTCTTGCTTACAGTAATTAAACACTTAAGACAGTTTTTGAAAAATTATATATGTTGTCAATTATTTAATAATTTTTTCTATTTTTAAATTAATAACTTATTTTCAAATTATTTACAAATTATTTTTTAAAATATTTAATATTTTCGATAATTTTTACTATTTTTTTAATGTGTTTTAGTGTATATTTAATTTATTTAAGTATAAAATAATGATTTATGTATTTTAAAAATTAAACTATTCAGATAAAACAATATTAGTATAATTTAATAAACGATTTATAAACTTTTTAATTTTATTTACCAACTTTATTTATATTAACTAATTAAAATGGGTGGAGGTCTTATGCAACTTGTCGCTTATGGTGCCCAAGATATTTATCTTACGGGTAACCCTCAAATTACTTTCTTTAAGGTGGTTTACCGTCGTCACACTAACTTCGCGGTAGAATCCATTGAACAAACCTTCAATGGTACTGCTGATTTTGGAAAACGTGTCACTGCCACCATCTCTCGTAATGGTGATTTAATTCAACAAATGTACCTTGAAGTTGTTACCCCCGCTATGGGTGGTACAGATAGCACTTTAACTTATGGTTTTGGTAATGCTCTTATTAAACAAGCCGAAATCGAAATTGGTGGTCAACTCATTGACCGTCAATATGGTGACTGGATGAATATCTGGACTGAACTCACTACACCTGAAGGTAAACGTGCTGGTTATGATGATATGGTTGGTAATAAAGCAAGTGGAAATGCTCAACTTGGTTCAATTGTGTGCCAAAATGCTAAAAGTCGTTTTTATGTCCCTCTTCAATTCTGGTTTAACCGCAACCCCGGTCTTGCTCTTCCCCTTATTGCTCTTCAATACCATGAAGTCAAACTTAATCTCGAACTTCGCCCAGCTAGCGAATTAACTAATGTTACTGATGCCAATGTAACATCTGGTCTTACTTGCAAACTCTATGTTGATTATGTCTACCTTGATACTGATGAACGTCGCCGTTTTGCCCAAGTTAGCCACGAATACCTTATTGAACAAGTTCAATTTACTGGTGCTGAATCTATTATTGGTGGTGCCACCACCAAGAATGTCACCCTTAACTTTAACCACCCCGTTAAAGAACTTATCTGGGCTCACACTATGACTACTCACACTACCGTTGGCGCTGCCACTGGTAATAGATGGTTTAATTATTCTTCAACTGCAAATGCTGTAGGCTTAGATACTTTTGGTACTGCTCTTCTTCAACTTAATGGTCATGATAGATTCTCTGTTCGTAATGCCGATTATTTCCGTAAAGTCCAAAACTATGAACACCATACCCGCGTCCCCCGCGTTGGTAGTGAATTAGATACTGATGATAAGCGTGAACAATTCATCTATAGTTACTCCTTTGCCCTCTCTCCCGAAGAACATCAACCCAGCGGAACTTGCAACTTTTCTCGCATTGATAATGCCATCCTTCAACTTAATTATGGTGGAGATTCTCTTACTGGTTCTATTGCTATTACAGAACCGATGAACCTCAACATATATGCCATCAACTACAACGTTCTCCGCATTATGAGTGGTATGGGTGGTCTCGCTTACAGCAACTAAATATTTCAAATAAATCTTATATTATTTTATTATTTATAATTTCATTTATAAATTTTAAATAATATAAATTTTTTATAAATTTAATTTTTTTTATTTTTTAAAATTCAATTATAAACTATAGTATAACTTTCTATATATCAATACTAAAAATACTATATATCACTAATAAAAATACTATATATCAATAATAAAAATACTATATATCAATACTAAAAATACTATATATCAATAATAAAAATACTATATATCAATAATAAAAATAATATATATCAATATTAAATTTAATTTCAAAATATAAAATCTAATTAAAAAATATAAAATATAAATTAAACTATATTAATTAAAATCTAAATTAAAATTAAATAAATAAAATAAACTCTACTAACATTATTAAATTATTATTATTAAACAAATGACAGTTTTATATGAATTATATACTACATTTGTTAAAGAAAATTGGAAATGGTATATTGTTTATTTAATAACATTTATATCATTACCATTACAAAATATTGCGATTCCGCATTATTATGGAGAAGTTATAAGTAGTTTAAAAGATGCTAATTTAAAAAAATCTAAATATTTATTTGCTATATTATTAAGTATATGGTGTTTAATACAAGTATTTCATATTGCTCTTTCATATATAGATAATTATATATGGCCTAAATTTCACGCCTATATTAGACAATTTTTCTTTGATTTAATTATAGACCGTTATAATCAAAATTATAAAGAATTACAAATAGGAGATATTCTTACAAAATTAATCAAATTACCTTGGATTTTAGATGATGTATCTTATCAAATACAAAGTTTTATATTAACAAATAGTATTCTGATTATCTCTAATTTTGTATATCTTTATCAAAACCATTTTTCATTAGGCTTTATTTATTTAGGATGTGTAGCAGTTGTATTTTTAATATCTCGTCTTTATTTTAACAGTTGTAATCATAATATTAAGACTGTAGAAAAAAAATACGATAGTTGTCACGAAGAAATAGATGATGCTTTACAAAATTTATTATCTATTTATACCAGTAAAAAAATACCTGACGAAAAAAAACGCCTTTATGATATTAATGAAGATACTAAAAATGAACAAAAAAATTCAGGTTTATGTAATCGTAAATTTAAAATATATTTTTCAATAGTAAATATATTTTTATTCTTATCTCTTAATTATGTAGCCTATAGTTTATTTTTAAATGGTAAAATAAAAGTAAATAATCTAGTTAGTGTATTTATTATTAATTATACTATTTTAGGTTCTCTCATAACACTTTATTCATCAGCCAAAGATTTTATGAATACTAAAACACATATTGAATTAATTGAAAGTTTTATTGATGAATTGCCTAAACCAAATACTTTAAATAAAAATAAAACAATACCACATCCAGAAAAAGGTTTAGATATTAGATTTAAAGACATTGATTATACACACGATAATGCTAAAGAACAATTATTTAATAAATTAAATTTACGAATTAAAAAATTTGAAAAAGTAGCAATTATGGGTGGTATAGGTAGTGGTAAATCATCATGTATGAAATTATTAGTATCCTTACAATCTTTTCAAGGTGGTAATATTTATATTAATGAAGTTCCTATTACTGAAATTGATGTTGATAATTTAAGACAAAATATTATTTATATTCCTCAACACCCTAAATTATTTAATAGAACATTAAGAGAAAATTTAACTTATGGCTTACCATCAGAAATAACAGCCGAACATATATTAAAATTTATGAAAGAAAATGGATTTATAGAATTAGAAGAGATATTTAGAAAACGTATGGATGAAAAAGTTGGTAAAGGAGGGCAAAATTTTAGTGGAGGACAAAAAGGTACAATATGGTTTTTAAGAGCAGCGATGCAAAAAGCAAATATAATTATTGCTGATGAACCCACAAGTGCCCTCGACCCACAAAGCAAAGCACAAATAAAAAAAATGATTGATATTATAGCAAAAAAGAAAGCAGTTATTGTCATTACACACGATAATGATATGACAAAAGGTATGGATAGAGTAATTACATTTGATAAAGGTAAAATTATAAGCGATATAAAACCAAATGGTAAAAGATAGAATAAATTGTTTTTTATAAAAAAAAATGATTTTAATTTTAATTTTAAATTTATTTTATTTTATTCTTAAAAACCAAGAAAGAATAAAAATATGATAACTAATACTCACACTATGACTTTTCATGAACGCAAAGAATTAAGAACTTCACAACGTGTACCATCAAAATGAAAACTACAAATAGCAACAGCACTTGAGGAACAGAGAAAGATGGGAAAGATAGAAGATATTTTCTTAGAATGTTTTAACACATACAGTTCTAAAATGATTGCTTTATCGCAATCAAATGATACTGGTGAGGACTCTGGTAAGGACTCTGATGAAGATACACATTCTGATAAATATAATGGGCTTATTCTCTAAAACAAACTACACTTATTTATTAGAGGATAAGCCCATTATGAAAATTTTATAATTAAATTAATGCTCCAATATTAGAAAAATTTTGGTGTAAATTGTTATTATTATTTTGGGACTTAGTTTTAATATCATTATTGTATAAAATAGATATTAAAATAAATGACATAATACAACCTATTAATATAGGTAAAATCAAATCTTTAAAAATCATTTTTATGTGTTTAAGTTTAAATTTAAGTTTATTATTAACAATTAATTTTAAATTTATAATAATAATTAATACTATTATTAAGTTAGTTAATTATTAATATGTAATTATATTTTATTCTTGATAAACAAAAAATAATAATTATAAAAAAATAAAAATTGATTTTAAATAAGGCTAATAAAGTTTATTATAATTTAATCATAGTAGATAATATCATTAAATTATAACTATAAAAATGTCTTTTCATAATGAAGAAGAAGATGAAGAATTACGTAGAGCAATTCAAGCATCTATTGAAGAAATAAGTAATCATAGGTCAGCATCATCAGATTCATCATCATTATCAAATAACACTGAAATAACTAGTGAAGATAATGATAATCTTGATTTTGAACGTGATATTGAAACTATTACTGATGATGAACTAGAAGATGAAACTGATGAAACAGAAGATGAAATAGAAAACATTCAACAGTTAAATCCTGAACCTATAAATAATAGTGATAATAATGATGAATTAACAATAGCATTACAAGCATCGTTAGTCGATTATCGTCAAACAGAAGAAGAAATTTTAAGTGAAATACAAGAAAAATCTTTACAAACATTTGAAGATGATAAAAAACATAAATTACAAAAAGAACAAGATTTAAAAAAAGAAGATGATGAAATAATGGAAAAAATATTACAAGAATCTTATGAATCTAATATTGCTCTTCAAACTCAATCAAATACTATTATAAATAATGAATTTGATATTGATGAAGAACAGTATATTAATATGATTTTACATCAAATTAAAGAAGAAGATGCCCGTGAAAAACGTATGAAAGAACTTACTACACAAACACAAGAATTACAAAAATCACGAAAACTTAAAGAAGAACAAGATTTAGAATATGAAGACGCACTAAGGTTAGATATTGCTAAAGAACAAGAAAAAAAAGGTGAAAGTGAAAATAAGCCTATTGAAAATAAGCCTATTGAAAAACCTCTTACAAAAGAGGAAATACGTCAAGCACGATTAGCATTTTATAAAAAAAACTAATTTATAAATAGTATACATTTTAAAATTTAAACTATAAATTATTTTTTTACAATTTATTTAGATTTATCACCAATTAATGGTTTAACATAAACATCAACTAATTTTTGACCTATTTCTTGACTTACTATATTATAATCTTTACCTGTATTCACTTCTTCTAATTTATTCATCATATATTTAAATTGTTCCATATTAAGTTCTCCTTTAATACATTGTTCAAATAAAGTAGATGATTTTGTGATTAAATACTCATATTTAATTTTCATTTGTTCTGTAAATGTTTCAATACTCATAGCACGATATTCTGGGCGTTTTAATTGCCATAAATATTTTTCATTACAAATATCTGATACTTCTTGACGAAGTTTAATTGTATTAATTGCTTCCATTTTAATTATTAACTTTTAACTTTTATAAATAATTAGTATTTAATTTATAAACTATAAATTATTATTTATAATTATAATAATAATAATTTTTCTTTTTATACTTAAAAAAATATAATTAAATTATTAAAATATAATTAAATAAATTGATTAAATAAACTATATAATAGGCTTATCCTTAAATAAACGGGTGTGTTTATTAAATGATAAACACACCCGTTTATTTAAGGATAAGCCTAATATTTATAATTAAAAAAAAGTTTAAACGCTAGAGTAATACTAAAACATAAAATATAAAACATAAAATATAAAATAACAATAATAAAATTTATTTGCGTTTCAATATTATCATACCTCTGTAATATCATAATCTAAATTAAGTGATCCAATATTAATTAATCCATCATTATCAGCATCATCTTCCTCCACTTCTTGTTCTTGTTCTTGATATGGTTTAACAGGATGAAATCCATTTAACATATATGGCACTTGCATATCTTTTAATTTTTTCTTATTATTTTTAATACTTTCTATAATATGTTTTGGTATATCAGCACTAATTTCTTTTAATCTTTGATATTCGGGTATTATTAAAGAAACAAAATCTTTTATACTATCTCTAGCAATTCTTCTTTTATTCAGTTGAAATTTAATAGTAGAATGAAATTTTTCCCAAGATAAATAAGACATTCTATGATTTTCACTTAATTGACTGACTTGTAAAAATTGTGCTACTGATGAAATAATAGATGTAAAAATACTAACACCTCCAACCCCTAAAATAATATATTCAGAATAGGCTGGAAAATTAGCACTAATAAAATTACCAGTTCCTGATAAAGCACTAAGAATAATAATTGGTAATTGAAATTTTATATTTTTAATTGTAAAATATTCTTGTGCCTTTTTATGTAGATAAGCGTTAATTTGTGCTTCATCACCCATTTCACTTAATATTTTTTCAATAGCATCATCCCATGTTAAATGTTTAGTAGTTTCTATTGATGCTAAATCCATTAAATTTATTTTAATTTTATATTTATTTATATTAATTTATTTAATAATCTTTTACTATAAATATAATGAGTTTATATTTATAGTAAAAGATTATTAAATAAATTAATATAAATAAATAAATATAAAATTAAAATAAATAAATTAAAATAAATATAAAATAAATAAATAATTAAAAATAATTAAAAAATAATTACATCGTCATAGCATACATATCTTGAAATACATCACTATAAATATCCATTGTATGAGTTTCTCTATCATCTACAAATTTATTTTTTAATGTTTCTGTTTCAATTGAAATATCATTACTGAATAATGGATTATCTATCCATTCTTTATGATGAGGAGCAATAGTAGAATATCTTTTATACTCAAATGTTTTTTTATTTTTACAATTATCATATAAATCTTTTACTTTATTACTTCCATTTATAGACATAGGAACAGCAAAATCATTATATCTTTTATGTTTTGTTTCATTATATAATTTAACGTCATTATTATCATTTAGTATATATTTAGTAGTATTTATTGAATGATTAGTAGTATTATTAGAATGATTATTAGTATTATTTATAAATTCATAATTATTATCTGTATAATGTAAAGCATCTTTTTTAAAATCAGTATAAAAATGATTGTATTCTATTTTATGTATATAACCATCTTTAGGGTGCTTTACTAATTCTGTTTTATAAGGTTCAACTCTGGATAATGTAGTATTATCACTAAAAAAATCTGTATATGATGTTGGTGTCATAGGGCAATGAGGTGGTAATAAATGCATTTTATTTATATCTTCATTTATAATATTATTATTTTTATAATTATTATTATTTAGTATAAAAGTATCATTCTCCAAAGTAGTATTTTTAAATTTATCTCTTTTTTGATTAGATTTAGTATTAATTTTATACATTTTAGTCTATATTAATAACATATATTAATAACATATATTAATTTAATATTAGAAACTTAAAAAATGAAATTATAAAAAATACTAAAAATTATAAACTTTATATTTCTACAAAATATTTACCATCAAAACATATATAAATCATAATAGCAATCATATATAAAATATAACTATAAACATAATCATTAGGATTTTTAACAAATATAAATGATTTAATCAAAGGATAGTCTACGAATATAAATAATATTAAAATAGACATATTAACAAGTATATATTTATATATTGTGCGTCGTGTTTCACTAATAGTATTATCATCAATAGTATTTTTAATAGTTTTATTATTTTCTAATTTTTCTAATAATATTTGTGTTAATTGAATTACTACTAATGCTACAGACCAATATTTTAAGAAACTAATACCAAAAAAGCGACCACCAAAAAAAACATATCTTTGTGCAATATAAGCAATAATATAATTAAAAATAATACTAATTAATAATGTATTTTTAACACTCACATTTTGGTAGAGAAGAAATATTTTTAAACTTTCTGTTAATCCTCCTGTAATTGTAGAAATACCAAATGATTTTAATCCTAAACTTTCAATCATTTTTAATATTTTAATTTATAATGTAATAATATTAGGCTTATCCTTAAATAAACGATCGTGTTTATAAATTTATAAAACAAAAAGCACTTTTTAAAACCTTGAACTTATTTGACGGTTATTATATTTAAAGTAGATATTTATTTTTATTTATTTTTAATTATTAAATTAAATTAAATAATTAAAAATAAATAAAAATAAAATTAATATAAAAATACACTATAAAAATATATTAATAAAAACTATATTCTATAATTTGTTTAATAAAATAAGGATTTGGAAGTGATTGTCTTCTATATTTACTTATATACTTTATTAATTCTTTTATAAAATGTTGTCCTGCTTCTAGTTTCATTTTTTTTATTATTTGATTAAGTTCATTAACATCTTTATAATTTTTAGTTTTATCAAAATCAATACTTATATTATTATCATTATTTTTCTTATAAATTGTAATTTTTTTTTTTAATTTATTATATATATCAATTAATTCATCTACATCAGAAAGCATTTTTTCTTTTTTATAAAGGTTAAAACTTTTTTCTTTATCGTTAAAGTGTGGCATAGTATTATTATTTGTATTTATTCTTTCATAACTATTGCTATTATTATAAATACTATTACCATTACCATTACTATTATTTAAACCATCGTAATTAGATTTTTTTATATTATCTTTAATAAATTTATTATATTCAATTGAATTATAAATATCATTATTATTTTCTAAATTTAATGATTTTTTATGAAATCTTTCATGCATAATATAAATTAAAAAAGAAAGAAATAATGTAACACTGCGAGAGCGACCTCCCATACAATGTATTAATATTTTACCTCCTTGTTTTAAACATTCATCAATAAATTCATTGCTAATTTCAAAATATTGAGTTATATCTTGTGATTCATCATCATAGGCTTCAATATGTAAATACTTAAATTTATCTTCAAATGGTGGGTTAAATGTTGGAATAGCACTAATAATATGTGTAATACCTAATGTTTTTAATAATTCATAATTTGTAGATGTGCTATAATTACCTATATAAATATTAGGATAGACTAAATTAAAATCGTCTGTATCAGATAAATTAATATAATTATTCTCTAATATTGTGCGACCATAAATATAAATATCATCTATAAAATGTAAAATATTATAAATAATACCACCTGGGTCATTATTAAAATCTACAAAATTAGTTTCATATGTAGTAGGTTCATCTGTATTAGATATATTTGTATTATCAATAGTTTTACCATTACAATGTATATTATTTTTCAATTCATTAGTATCGTAATTTATCCCATTATTATTATTACCATTTTCACTATTTTCACTATTAACTAAATCTTTTTTCTGTATATGTATAAATTCTTCTTCTGTTTTTAAACATACATCTTTGTATTCATTAAACTCCATTGTTAAGTAATTATAATGGGCTTAAATTATTTATATTTATTGTTTTAAAACTAATTAAAATACGAATTAATTAAACTACAATTTAATTTTAATTAAATTAATAGTTATAATTATTTATTATTTATTATTTATTATTTATTATTTATTATTTATTATTTATTATTTATTATTTATTATTTATTATTTATTATTTATTATTTATTATTTAGTCTTTATATTAGAATAATTAATTTATATGTTATATATATATATATATACTTATGCGATTAAATATATAATAATTTATCTTCAATAATGATTAGACATAAACATACTAAAAACAAATTAATACAACCGCTTTCTAGCAATACTAAAAAATTATTAAAAAAAATAAAAATAAGTATGACCAAGAAACAACATAGAGAAATAATAGATAATTATAAAATACCATCACGATTATCAAAATCATTTAAAGATAAAAACTCAAAATACAAAGAAATAAAAGAAAGTTATAAACTAAAAGACAGTGAAAAAAAAGACGAGAGTAAGCATAATAAAGATACATATATTTCTAAATTAGTAGATTTATATTATGATAATGATAATGTATCTAAAAACTTTTTAAATACAGCACATAAAAAATTACATATATTACCACATCAAAGACGTGTTATCGTATTTGGTGATGTTCATGGAGATTTAGAAGCAACACTTGACTGTTTTATTATTGCTAAATGTATAAAAAAAATAGAATTACCTAAAGATAAATCAGTAAAAAATATGAATTCGTTTTTTAAAAAACTCGAATGGATTGGTGGAGATACTTATATAGTTCAATTAGGAGACCAAATTGATAGAGTAAGACCAGAAAACTGGGATCATAATAATATTACAAAAGATGTTGCTTTCAATGATGAAGGTATAACATTAGAAATATTATATTTATTTTATTATTTAAATGAATTAGCAAAACAAAATGAAGGACGTGTTTTTAGTATTATTGGTAATCACGAAATAATGAATGTTGAAGCCGATTTTCGTTATGTAAGTTTAAAAGAATTTGAATGTTTTAAAAATCATTTAATAAAAACATATAAAAAAAATTCAAAATATCCATATGCTTCCAATACATTAAAAAATAATAGTCATAAATTTAAAAAATCAAAAACAAAAAAAATAAATAAATTTTATGATATTAAGGATACTCATAATGATACCAACAATGATAATGATGAATTTACAGAAGTTCCAGAGGGTTTTAGAGAAAGATTATATGCTTTTTCACCTACTGGATTATGTGCTAATTTAATAGGTTCTAATAGTTATGTTCTTCTTCAAATAGGTAATTGGTTATTTTGTCACGGTAGTCCAGTATTGGAAACAATGGAAACATATACAATGGATTTAGTAAATAATATAGTATCAATGTATTTATTAGGTATAGATAATAATAATAAATATATTGAGCAACATTATAATAATCTTACAAAAACACATAATAATAGTGTATTATGGAACCGTGCATTTGGAGATACAGATATTGATAATGAAAAAGAAAAACAATTATTAACTAAACTTAATACTATTTTAAATGTATATAATAATAAAAATAGTGTTTATAATAAAGCCACCCATATAGCAATAGGACATACTACTCAATATTCAGCAAATAAAGGTATAAATTCAATATGTAATAACCGTGTATGGAGATGTGATGTTGGTATGTCTAGAGCCTTTGGTAATAGAGAAAGTGGGTCTTATAGAAGTCCTCAAGTTTTAGAAATATTAAATTATAATGGTGTAGAACAAATAAATATTTTAAAATAAATATTAAAATAAAGATAAATATTAAATAAATATAAAATAAAAAATTAAAATATAATTAGATTATAAATAATAAAATATAATTACATTATAGATAAGAAAATATAATTAGATTATAACTATGTCTAAACTTAACATTACTTCATTAAAAGATAATAATGGTGATATGAATATGGGATATTGTCCTTATATGGATATTAGTGCTCAAAAAGGAACCTATAAAACCTTAACTGAAGGTTTAGTTATGCCAGAAAAGCGTGATTTTGATGCTAATACTTCTATACCTGAAAGTGCACCTAATGGTGGTTTATATAGAGGCGCACAATCAACTGAACCTTGGGCAAATATTCCTATTACACCTTCAGGAACGAATTTAATTCATAATAATTTAAGAAGTGCTAATCCTCCACCAGGAGCAACTGAACAATATATTGGGACTGACCGTTTAGGAAATAATTATAATCCTATGATAGGTGTTTATTGGTATAATCCTGAAGATAAACACGGTATGTATAGAATGACAGTTACTAAAAAAGAAGATATGAAACAATATTAAACTATCAAACACGAAACACGAAACACGAAACACAAAATACTAGTATTCAACAATTTTTTTACAGTTTTACATTTTATATTTTGTATTTCTATTTTATTTAAGCGTTTTAATTTTTATTTTTTAATATATTATTTTTTTAGTAAAATATAAACTATAAATTTATTATTAATATAAATAACTTATAAACTACTAATAAAATATAATTTATTATTAATAATAATTAAAATGACTGAAACATATAATAAAATTAAACAATCTCAACATAAACAATTCTATATGTTTTATAATGAAAAAAAAGAAATGGAATTAGAACAAGAATTATTAAATTATCATAAACAAAAAGATAGTGGTTATTGGAAAATAGCAAAAATGATTGTGGAATATTCTATCAAAGATAAAACTAATAATGATTTTTTTTTAGATAGTATGGATAATGAATTTAAACAAAATAAAGATACATTTGAAAATATTGAAAAAGTATTTTATAAAAATGAGTTAGATATTGATATAGTGTATGAATTTGATAGTATTATTTCTAAATATATTGTTGAAAATTTAAAAATATTTAAATTTAAACCAGATGGTTATCTTTTTAAAAATGATATTAATCATAATAAATTTAATTTTACAATTACAATAATTACAAGTAAAAATAGTTATACAATAAATAGATATATAAATGAAAATCAAATGGGTTTTTTTAATTAAATTATTTAGTTTTTATAAATAAATTATACAGTTTCTTCTCCATTTAATTTACGCATTAATATTTCTTTTCCTGCTTCTTCATAAGCATATTTATATAAAAATGCTAATTCACTATCAGATAAAGCATAATCTTCTTCAGTATCACAAGTTTTTTTACAAGGAATAGGAATATGAGCATGTTCTTCATTATCACAAGATGTTTTAGTTTTTTGATTTTGATAATATATTTTATTATAATCTGTATTGTTAGGAATATTTAAAAATTTATTTAATGATTGTTTTATTGTTTTATTATTCATATTCACACTATTATTCAAACTCAAACTATTATTCATATTATTATTTATAGTATCTGTATTTCTAGGAAATAAATAATTCATTGTATGACACGTTAATACCATTAATATTAAACTTAATATAGATATTGTTACACCATCAGTATTTAATTTCATTTTTATTAATTAAAAATAAATATATTATAATCTAAATTTTTTAGAGTTTTATATTATTATTAGATAATATATTTTAATTCTATTAAATCATATAATTATTATAATTCTATAATTTATATATGTTTAAAAAATAATAAAAAAATAAGAAAAGTATAAGTTCTACGGATTATTTATAATAATTCTATTACTAAATAACCGACTAATAAATTCATAACGTTCCCAATTACTACAACCACCTAAATTTTGAATTAAACCTATTAAATTAATATCTTGAACATTATTCACATTTAACATTTGGTCGTAATTTGGAACTAAATAAGACCCTTTTCGTTCTGGATATTTATTTTTTGGCTTAATCATTTTATATAATTTTTCTTTTGTTTCTTTTTTATGTTTTTCTAAAAAATTACTACTTGTTTTACCTTTTGCTATATCATAATGAAAAATTTTATAAGTAAGAGGCTGATTAATAACTTTATATCCCGATTTCATAAACCGTTCAGCTATAGCATTATCACAACCCAAAAACCCTAATTCAAAATTATAATCTATATTTTTATCATTACAATCCAAAGGTGTTTTAAATAACCAAGCATCCTGTGTATTTGCGTGATACATTTTAGAAAAATTACTATCCATTTTTGAATTTTCTTTTAATTTTTTACTATTTATATTATTATTATGACTATTACTATTACTATTATCAAAACCAATAAATTCGTGTCTAGATTGAGCATAAATAAATCCATTATTAATTTGTCCTCGTAATGTATTCCATTTTGATTTATTATCTAAAAATATATCAAGATTAAGAATACACCAATAATCTCCAGTATTTAAACTTTTATTTACTGATTGTTTATTTGCATAATTAATAGCCATTTCAAATGTAAGCCATTTATTTTCACAATTACTATTTTCATTATTTTCATCACAATTATTTTTAACAATTGTATATTTACGTTTTACCAGTTCTAATAATTCAGTATTATTATCTTGAGTATATTCTATACCTGTTCCTAAATCATATATCATTTTAACATAAGGATTTTGTAAATTTTGATGAATACAATAAAAAAATTCATTTAATCTATCATTATTTTTTTCATTATAAGATTGTAATATAATATTAATAAAAGGTTGTGGTTTTAAAATAGTTGTTTCAACTTCTGATAAATAATTATCTATTGAATTATAGTGAAACAATTTTTTTTTACTTTCATTTTCAGTTTTAATATTAGTATGAACGATAATATCACAAGGAATATTATTGTTTAAAATATGAGGATAATAATATAATAATTCATCAGATACTTTTTTATTAATAAATGTAATAAAAGCTGAAGCATTATAAATTGCTTTTTCTCTTTGTATAATAACTTGACTACGAAATGGTAAATGATTATTTATAACAATTTCTGTTTTTTTATTTAGTTCTGGTGTTATATCATTTATTAATACAATCGTTGGTATAACATTACAATAAGTAAAAGCAGTAGATATAAATACATCAATGTTATTCATTTTACATATATTATTTAACATATCAACATCTTGATTCATAGTTAAATAGTTAAACTCATTAATTTGTATTATTTTAAATTTAGATTCCAAATTTAATTCTGGTTTAAACTTAAAACTAATATCATTTGATGGTGTTCTTTTTAATACTATAATTTCATAATACTCATTATCTTTATTATTTGTTAAATGAGTAAAAAATCTCTCCCAAATAGCAATAATATCATTATTATTTGCTAATTGATAACAAACAGTATCTATCGCAATTTTAATTTTTTTTTTATTTTTCTTTTTATTTTCATCTTCATCTAAAGAAACAGTTTTATTAATTATAGTATCGGTCATAGTATAGGTCATAGTATCTGTCATAGTATAGGTCATAGTATCTGTCATAGTATCTGTCATAGTATCTGTCATAGTTTTAAATACAATATTAATTAATTATTTTATATTAATAATTAATTAATTATAAATATAAATTATAGTTTTAAATTAATAAATAAATTATTATCTAATTTCTATTTCCAAAATTATTAAATGATTGTAATAATGGATTAAGTTGATTAACAAATTGATTAACACTATTATTAATTTGTCTATTAATTTCTTCTGAATTTATTCTGGGATATGCATTAGAGTTAGGAATGCGTTGATTAATAAAATTATTTAGAAAAGGCGTACTCATATATACAAATGTATTACTATCATGTAAAATAGGTTCAGTATTAATAATAGGTTCATATGTATTATTATTTTGTGATTGAGTGGTATGTTCTTTATAACCTTCTTCTCCATCTTCTTCTTCCTCTTCCCCATTTTCTTCCCCATCTTCATAATCTTCTTCCTCTTCCCCATCTTCTTCCCCATCTTCATAATCTTCTTCCTCTTCACCATCTTCTTCCCCATCTTCATAATCTTCTTCCTCTTCACCATCTTCATAGTATTCTTCATTATTATCATCATTATCATTATTATCATCATCATTATTATCATCATTATCATCATTATCATTATCATCATTATCATTATCATCATTATTATTACTATAATTTGATATAGTAATATTTAATAAATCATACCTGCAAAAAGGACAGGTTGTATGATTATCTAACCAAGTATCAATACAATTAATATGAAAAATATGATTACAATTACGAATAATACGACAAATACTAGTATCTATAAAAGTCAATTGACAAATTGAACACATATCATTCATGTTCTTTTCATTATTATTATTTGTTTCATTATTAGTATTATTATTTAAACTATCACAATATCTAGAAACATTTGTTATTAAATTTATTTTAGATAATGGAATACCTTCTTCTTCAAGTGTAAAATCATTATTACTAGTTGATGTTATTGTTCCTACATATCCTTGTACTATTGTTCCAATACCATTATTTATTTCAAAATTATATGCTATATTTGGTATATTTGACATATCTGGTATATCAGGAATATCAGGAATATCTGGTATATTATTTATAACTTCACTTAAAATATTATTTATATTTAAATTTGAAGTGTTATTAAAAGGTAAATTAGAAGTTAAATTATTTCTAAATACATTATTATTTGATATAGAATTTTGAGTTTGTGTAGGTATAGTATATAAATGATTTCTATTTATAGACAATTGTGGGTCAGTTGGAAAAGTATATGGGACTGGTGTAGAAATAAATGGTCTTCTTAGGTAAATAGGTTCATTATTAGTATTCATAGTATTAGGTACAGAATTAAATAAATTATAACTATAATTCATTGGATTTGAATTTGTAAATAAACTATTAGGTTGATTATTTTGATTATTTTGATTATTTTGATTAGTATCATAATAATTATTATTAAACATATATTGGTGTTGAGGGTAATTATATATTTCTCTATATAAATTATAAGGAATATAATGTCTTTCTAAAATAATACAATTTTCAACATTATTATTTATAGAATTATTATTAGTATTAGTATTAGGAATACTATTAGGAACACTATTATGAACACTATTAGGAACACTATTATTATTAAAAGTATTCATAATATAAATTATTCGTAATAGTTTTATGTATTTTATCTTTTAAAATATAAAATATTTATAGTTTTAACTTATTAATTTTATAAAATTAATAAATATAAAACTATTACAAATAAATTATATAATGAATTAATAAAAAATTGATTTATAAGTTAAATAATTTAAACTATTAGGCTTATCCTTAAATAAACGGGTGTGTTTATTAAATGATAAACCTAAAAGAGCTTTTTAAAGCCTTGAACTTATTTGACGGTTATTATATTTAAAGTAGATATTTATTTTTAATTATTTA